GAATTACGTTTGGAAGCTTCCGCAACCGCTAAGCTTGGCGACAACACCCTCTCTGTTGAGGAACAAACTCGTCATGATCTAAACATTAGTGAGGATATGGTTACAAAGGCTGCTCCCTATGAGCATACCGTGTTCGCCATTGGCCGTAAAGTTACGGACAATGTTGATTTGCAACTTCGTGTACGAAACACGAACACCAACGGCACTTCGGAAAACCGATTATCCTTGGACATGAATGCAGGTGTTGCACTGCCATTAGGCATTGGCCTTAACAATCGTTTACGATTGCAAATGGACGAAACTGCAGATATTACAGCAGTTACCAGTGGTGATTTACGACTTCGCGAGCAAGTAGAACTTACTCGCACCGTAACATTGCCATTTATCGCAATCGACCTATCCTTAGCTGATGAGGTACATGTTGATGAGACTGGTGTGACTGAGAATCGTGTTATTGCAGGTGCAACAACTGATGTCACAGATAACATCACAGCAACAGCAAATTACTTCCGTCAAATGAACACGGATGCTGATGATGCTAATGTTGTAACAGTATCGGCCGCCATCCGATTCTAAAAACAAAAAAACAATCTTGTCTACTGAATTAAAGAAGGACCCCCTTGTGGGGCTCTTTTTTTTTGACAAAATAATATGTATATGTTATAATATTGGCAGGAGTAATAATATGAGCATAACCTTGTTAAATGATAAAAAGAACATCAAACATTTAAAACCAAAAGTGTCTCAATTTGATTTATCATGGAGAAACCTTAGAAGAGATGAATTCTGGAGAAAGATACCTGCATGGAAAGACATCGATGAAGAGACATTCTTAAATCACAAGTGGCAGGAAAAGAATGCTGCAACAAATATTAAGAAATTATTAAAGGCAGTTGACGGGATTGTCTCAGAAGAATTTGTTAAAGATCTTGAAGCAGGTTTTGGTGCAGCACCAATGACTGTGCGCATCTCTCCTTATCTTTTATCGCTCATCGATTGGGACAACCCCTACGAAGACCCCATCAGAAAACAATTTCTTCCAGTTGCGTCTCAACTGCAACCAGACCACCCTCTGTTGACTTTGGACTCCCTTCACGAGCAAGCAGATGCCCCTGTAGAGGGCTTAACTCACCGTTACCCTGACAAGGTACTGTTCCTTGCTTTAGATACTTGTCCGGTCTACTGTCGCTTCTGTACGAGGTCTTATGCGGTGGGCTTGGATACTGATACCGTTGAAAAGGTTCAACTAAAAGCGAACCAAGAGAGATGGTCCCAGTCATTACAATATATTCGAGAAAGAGAGGAAGTTGAGGATGTTGTCATCAGTGGTGGTGATATGTACCGCCTGAAAGCAGATCAGGTGAGAGAAATCGGAAATGCACTTTTAGACATACCTCACATCAGAAGATTTCGCTTTGCGACTAAAGGTCTTGCAATCCAGCCCATGAAAGTGCTGACGGATACTGATTGGACAGATGCGATCACGGAAGTTGTAGAGCGAGGAAGAAAGATACACAAAGATGTTGTTATTCATACTCACTTTAACACACCAAACGAAATAACAGGAATCTCTCAGGATGCCATGAACCTCCTTTTCGAGCGCGGCATAACTGTTCGCAACCAAACTGTATTGCAGACAGGTGTAAACGACACAGAAGAATTAATGGGGAATCTTATTAAAAAGTTAGGATACATCAATGTTCAACCTTATTATGTTTACATGCACGATCTTGTTCGGGGAACCGAAGATTTAAGAACAACTGCTAGAACATCTATGGACCTTGAGAAGCAATTAAGGGGAACCACTGCAGGTTTCAATATTCCTCTTTTCATCGTTGATGCTCCAGGCGGCGGCGGCAAGAGAGACATTCACAGTTTTGAACATTATAATCAGAGAACGGGCATTTCAGTGTACAAGGCACCAGCAGTAAAAGATGGGTTTTTCTATTATGTTGATCCTATAAGTTCGCTATCACCCTCAGCACAAGAGGATTGGAAAGACAAGAACAAGCAGGAACAGATGATTAAGGATGCATGCAAATATCATGGCCACCCACAAATAAAATACTTTTAATTTTTTCATTTTTATGTTAGAATAAGTCTTTCTCGGTAATACTTACAACAGATCAAAAGGAGATCCCCATGCCCGACGTATCCACTGGAATGATGACAAAAGACGAAGCCCTCTTATACATCTCGAAACTAAACGACACACAAAAAGTAAAAATTACTTTAGTTTCAAACGAGGCAAAAAAAGAGAACAAACAACTCTTGGTGGAGAGTGCAAATTGGGATTATGGTTGTTACAAGGATTAAGATTATGAAAAAGTTATTTTTATTATTAGCACCGTTTGCTTTTGCATGTGCTGCAGACGAAGCAGGTATTGAAATGCAATTTGAAGCACAAGAATTAACAGTCAGTAAAACTGCATTATGTCAAACAATGGATGCTTCCGTTAGGGAAGAAATGGATTCTGGAAAATTTGAGGAATTGTGTGGATATACCGCCATTTGTGAAAACTTTGAAACAGAATTAGTTTGCGATGGCGAGTGGTGTGTCACTCATCAATATTGTCGTCTAGATTAGATTCTCTCACCTTGAATCCGAGTTGACCTTGAACCATCATCTCGACTCTCCCACGCTCTGCACCGTCGCTGTGGTACCAAATCCACTCGGCGGTGTTTTGCATTTCTCTGACCTTATGTTGAATGTTTCTTGTTTTACTGTTTAACCATTCAATCTCTTTCGCGGGATCTATGCTCACTTTGATATTAAGTTCATATGCGATTTCAAGAAGTGTCATGCCGTCACCGTTTTTCACCGCAGCAGCTGCATCCTTGTAAAGATCTGTTTTGTGCTCGATATCGTCACTGTCCCCAAGTCTGTCGGGATGTGTTTCTAGTGCTATTTTTTTAAATAAATCCTTAAGGTCCTTGTCTCTGTTTAATATCTCTTCGTCTACATCTTCAACCGGCACCTGTTCTTCTTCTTGCTCTTCTTCTCCTTGCTCTTCTTCCTCGAAAACTGCTTCTGAGGGGATGATATCTGTAGAGTCTGCTTCTTCAATAGTTTCTGGTTCTACGATTTCTCTTCTTCTTCCTGTTTCGAATCTCTCATTAAACTCATAGATGCAATCGTCAAGTATTATCTCTGCCTCGATGAGTTCGGCAGAAACAAGTTGAAAACTTAATCTCATCTTCTTTAATGTCGCATCTTTTTTGTTTTTAAGAGAATTTCTTTTCCCTTTTGCTTTTCTTGCCATTTTATTTTTTGGGCAATACGTTTTCGATAAACAATTTCAATTTCTCAAAAGGTGTTGAGAGAGTGATATGGTGAAATCTTGAATGAATAGCAAAAACAACACCGACCAGTTTTCCTCTTCCGTTTATAATAGGACTGCCTGAACTTCCTGGATTTGCAGGCAAAGAAAAGATATCAGCAGTACTTTGACCGTTCTCTATTAATTCTCCAGAATAAAAACCTTCATACAATAAAACAAGATCTTTTCCAAACATACCCTGTGGCGCCGCCATATTGTAGACCTTTTCTCCAATATCTGGCCCACTGCTTGCTAATTGAAGTTTCTTGGTGTTTACTCTCTTCGATGTCATGATACATGCATCAATGTCTGCTGCCATGGCCACAACATCTGCTTTTGCGTTCTCCATCTTGTGAGTATGTATATTGATTTGGTCTATGTATTTCTTTCCAGTCTCTTCACAAAAGTGCTTAGCTGTGAGAATGTAGGATTTATCTTTATCGTGATAAATTACAGCACCGGAAGCAGTAGACATTCCAACCATTCTTCCTTCTTCGTTAAATATTATTTTGGACAGACCAACAAATGATCTTCTTTTCTGGTCCAACAAGTTCTTCGTAAAAAGATTTGTAAAAGCACAACTAGAAATTAAAAGTGTTGTGATTAGGGTCGGGATTAGTAATAATTTTTTCATACAAATAAGTATGAACTTGTGTCATTAAAAGTAAAACTTATTCCTAAATGGAATACTTTAACTACTTATTGTGGTACAGTTGAAAAACTTGCAGAAAAGAGAAATCTATGAAAAAATGTATATATGTGCTCGATACGAGTGTTTTTCTAACTAACGCAAATTCAGTCTATGCTTATGGTGATAACGATATCGTCGTCCCAATGAAAGTTCTCGAAGAGATCGACAAACACAAAAAAAGACAAGATTCCGTTGGATCTAATGCAAGAACAATTATTAGGACCCTCGATGCCTTGAGAGAAGTTGGTTCTCTTTATGATGGTGTCTCACTGGGTGGGGGTAAGGGTGAACTGACAGTCCGCCCAAGCGCCTTGGATGTGCACACATATTTACCAGATGACTTGTCTCCCGATGTCCCCGATCACAAGATCATTGCAACGGCAATGCAAGAAAGAGAAAAGGCCCCAGACAACAATGTAACACTTGTTTCAAGAGATGTTAATATGAGAGTTATCTGCGATGCTCTTGGTCTGCCAACAGAGGATTATAACCCAGACCAAATTCTAGAGTCTGGCGAAGAAGTTTATACAGGATTTTCAGAGGTTATTGTTGATGACCATATCATCGATGATTTTTATATTGCAGAACCCATAGAGGTCGCACAGGAAAGCTTGCATGCAAATCAATTTGTCATGCTCAAGTCTAACATAAACGAGTCAAGGACTGCCCTCGCCCGATTTGCCGGCGAAAACAAACCTCTTAGAATGTTAAGTAAGAGAAAGAACTTTTACGGCATCTCTCCTCGCAACAAGGAACAACAATTTGCAATGGACCTTTTGTTCGACAAAAACATTCCTGTTGTGAGTCTGATCGGTTCAGCAGGAACAGGGAAGACACTCTGTGCACTATCCGCAGGTCTAGAACAAGTCTTACAGACGGAGGATTACACAAGATTAATTGTCTCTCGCCCAATCCAACCTCTTGGCAAAGACATTGGTTTCTTACCAGGAACGATGGAAGAGAAAATGGCCCCATGGTTGGCACCAATTCAAGACAATTTGCAATTTTTAATGGGAAACGACAAATTAATGCTTCAAGAATATCTAGACCGTGGTACAATAGAGATGGAAGCAATAACTTATATCAGGGGTCGTTCTATTTCTAAAGCATTTATCATTGTCGACGAAGCACAAAATCTGACAAGACATGAATTAAAAACGATTGTTACAAGGATTGGTGAAGATTCCAAACTTATATTGACAGGAGATATCGAGCAAATCGATAATGTCTATGTCGATGAGACATCCAACGGCCTCACTTATGCCGTCGAGCGCCTCAAAGAATATGAACTCGCCGGTCATGTGTCTTTCTTAAAAGGCGAGCGAAGTGCAATTGCAACATTAGCAGCGAAGATTCTCTAAGAAGAGTCTAAATATTATTAGGAGAATTTTTCACATGAAAAAAGAAGTAATCAAAAACGATGAAGGCACAGAAATAACTGTTCTGATTGAGCTGAAGAAGCGAACTCTGGCGCGCCACCCAAGAATGACATTTACTACGAGAATGGTAAAGACCATGTTGGAAAATGACAAGATAAGTGTTGACAAATGTATTTTATCTGATACAATAGATAATAACAACGATGTATCTAAGCGAAGTGGAAAATGGATCTTTTCCGTAAAGAACGAAAACATAAGAAAGATTGTAACTGAAACAGAGGGTCTATACTCTAATCCCTCTATAGATGTTCTGGACAATATCCCAAACACTCCGCCTAAGACAACAAAAAAAAGAACTTCTAAAAAGAGGACAACAACCAAGAAAGGAAGTTAATTTGCCACACGTTTCTTTTTCCGCAATTAAAGATTGGAAATTTTGTCCGTATTATCACAAGTTAACAAGAATTGATAAGATTAAAGGTTTCGAAGGAAACATTTATACCGCCTTCGGTAAAGCAATTCATGATACTGTCGAAGCCGTGCTCTTGAGCAGGCAATTACAACAACAATTCCAACCAGAATCATATTTTAAAAAAGCACTTTCAAATGAAGTAAAACAACTTAAAGAAGAGGTTGACACGAACACCTTGTCCGACTTTGAGCAACAGGGTCTAGGTCTGTTACCAGATATCATGCCAGCGATGGATGAGCACTTTGGCAACTTTACTCTCGTTTCTTCAGAGGAAGAGATTCACGAAAAGTTGTTTTACAAGACTGACGACGATTATACATTCAAAGGGTATGTAGATTGTTTCATAAAAACAGAAGATGGTAAGTATCATATCATCGACTGGAAAACCTGTAGTTGGGGTTGGAACATGAAAAAGAAGACAGACCCCATGGTGACATATCAGTTGACTTATTACAAGCATTTCCTATCTGAAAAGCGCAACTTGCCAACAGATAATATTGAAACTTATTTCGTCCTCCTTAAGCGAACGGGCAAAAAAGATAAAGTTGAAATCATGCGAGTGACCTCCGGAGAAAAAAAGACAAATAATGCACTTAAACTCTTAGAGCAGTCGGTGTATAATATTGATAGAAAGAACTATATGAAGAACAAACTGTCCTGTTCCCGTTGTGATTTTAAAGGTACAGAGCATTGTCCTTAAGAGGAAAATATGAAGAAAACAATATTAACACTTTCTGACCACCCGTTATCTCCAAGCGGTGTCGGAACTCAAACAAAATATGTAATAGAAGCACTTTTAGCGACTGGTGAGTACAAGGTTATATCTCTTGCAGGTGCCATCAAACATCAAAACTACGAACCCCAGCGAACAGAACAATGGGGTGAGGACTGGACAATCTTCCCTGTCGATGGTTATGGAACTGCTGATTTGATACGTTCTGTTATAAGAACCGAGAAAATCGACATGGTTTGGATTATGACAGACCCTCGCTTCTGGGGTTGGCTGTGGGAGATGAATGATGAAATTCGCTCTGTCTGTCCTTTAATATACTACCATGTCTGGGACAATTATCCCTATCCGACCTTTAATAAGAAGCACTATATTTCAAATGATGTTGTTGCTACTATTTCAAAAGTCACTGATGATATTGTGAAGACCGTCGCTCCTGAAGTGGAGAGTCAATACATTCCACATGCTGTCGACGACAGTGTTTTTAAGATCTTGTCTGAAGAAGACAATAAACAAAACAGAGAACAGGTCTTTAACGGTAAAGATGCCGACAAGTTTGTTTTCTTTTGGAACAGTCGGAATGCACGTCGAAAACAAAGTGGTTCTCTTTTGTTTTGGTATAAAGAGTTCCTAGACCAGGTTGGCCACGACAAAGCAACCTTAATTATGCACACCGATACTAAAGACCCCAACGGTCAAGACCTTGATGCGATCATAACTCATTTAGAATTGACTTCTGGTCAAGTTTTGTTCTCTAGAAACAAAATTTCAAACACCGACCTTGCAAGGTACTATAACCTTGCAGATTGTAGTCTTATGGTGTCGGATGCAGAGGGTTTTGGTTTATCCGCCCTTGAGTCATTATCTTGTGGTACCCCGATTATTGCAACGATGACCGGTGGGTTACAAGAACAGGTGTTTGATGGACAAAACTATTTTGGTGTTGGCATAGAACCAGCATCAAAAGCAATCATAGGTTCTCAACAAATTCCATGGATCTATGAAGACCGCCTCGACGGAAAAGAAGTAGTAGCTGCCCTACTCAAGATATACAACATGTCCAAAGAAGAACGTACGAAACTTGGTCAACTTGGTAAAAAGCATGCCGATGACAATTATAGTTTTAAACTCTTTAAACAAAGATGGGTTGACCTTGTGGGCAAGACAATCGAGTCTCACGGTTCGTGGGAAACAAGAAAGAATTATGACAGATGGACACTAACGGAGGTATCATGAAAAAGAAAGTTATCGTAAAAGGACCAGCACTCAGTGCATCTGGATACGGAGAACATGCCAGACTTGTTCTTCGAGCATTACGAACCAGAGAAGACTTGTTTGACATTTATTTCGCCAACATTGATTGGGGAAAACTAGGATGGCTCTCTGAAGAATCAGAAGAGCGCACATGGATTGATTCTCTCGTTATCAAGACCCATCATGCATTTCAGAACAAGGTTCCATTTGATATTTCTCTGCAAGTCACAATCCCCAACGAATTTGAAAAGATGGCCACCGTTAACATAGGGGTTACAGCGGGAATTGAGACACACAAAGTTGCACCCCAGTGGTTGCAGAAGGCAAACGAAATGGACAAAATTATTACCATTTCCGAGCACTCTAAGCGAGGTTTTACTGAAACTAAGTATCCACTTGTGAACGAGAACAAAGAACATGTTGCAGACTTGACTTGCGATGTTCCAGTGGATGTCGTAGGATACCCAGTTAAGACTGTCGAACCAGCAGATGCTCAGTTCGACTTTGAAACAGATTTCAACTTTCTTACGGTTTCTCTGTGGGGCCAGAGAAAAAATCTTGAACAAACAATAAGGGCATTCATTGAGCAGTTCCGAGATAACGATAATGTCGGACTCGTCGTCAAAACTGCATTCAAGAATGGCAGCACCTATGACAAGATCGCAATGCAGCAAACTCTTTCTAATATTTGTAAAAGTCACGGTGAGAAAAAGTGTAAAGTTTATCTCTTACACGGCCGCCTCACTGAAGGAGAGATGACAACACTTCTTCAACATGATAAAATAAAGTGTATGTTCTCTATGGCACATGGCGAAGGTTACGGTCTTCCATTGTTCGAGGCAGCATACAACGGTCTACCTATTGTCACCACCGACTGGAGTGGTCCATTGGATTTTCTCTATGTTCCACAAAAAGATAAAAAGGGTAAAGAAAAGAAAAAAGGCATGTTTGGAAAAGTGTCATATGATTTAAACAACGTACAGAAAGAATCGGTATGGGAAGGGGTGATTACCCCTGATTCCAAGTGGGCATACCCTTCCCTGCAATCTGCCAAAACGAAGATGGGTGAAGTGTATAAAGACTATCAACTGGCAATCAATAAGGCAAAGAAACTAAAAGAATATGTTTGCAAAGAATTCGAAGAGTCAAAGATTTTGGAAAGAATCGTCTCTTTAATCGAACCTCAACAACTCATGGAAGAATCAAATGAAATCATTCTGTGAGTCTGAATTCTTAAAGCAAGAAGATTTCTCAATCGCAGAAGAATTCTCACTGAGCCAAAAAGAACTTTTGCTGAAGTCTCAATTGGACGAAGGAAAACATTCTTTTGTTTCAGTCGAGGTTGAGTACATGTGCAAACTGATTGAAAGGAATCTGTCCGGCGCAAAGCCAGTCATTATTTTGCCGATAAAAGACAACTCTAAACTTCTCAGGACGACATTGAAAAACTTTAAAGATAATGGTGTCGAAGACTTGTGCGATATTATTATTGTTGACGACCGCTCTTCAGAGGATTTAAAATCCACTGTTATTGACAACGACTTTACATATCTAAGGGTAGACAACAACAAGGGTTTCAACTTTTCCATGCTGAATAACATCGCAGCAAAAGTAGCACATGCAAAAGGTGCAGATACAGTTATTTTTTGGAATTCTGATTTATGGTGCGCAAAGAAAAAACACTTGAAAGAACTTCTCGAAAGACACAGGGAGGCACATTCCAAGGTCTCTGGTTCCAAACTTCTTTATCCTCCTTTGAGGATGTCATTAAACAAAGAAGAGGACAACGAAAATATAAGAACTTATTTTCCAAATATGACAGGCGGAAAGTGGAGAGAAAAAGTTCAGTTCGGGGGAGACTCTTGGCACCATAACTCCAATTCTCCGATCTTGTTGGCCCCAGATCACTACTTGAGGTTCACAAGGGATACAGACCCACGGGTAAACTGTGATAGGGGTTCTGCTTTTGTAACCGGTGCCCTGCAAGTATGGGATTTGAACCATTTTATTTCCCTCGGAGGTTTTAATCCGAGTTTGTCTAAGAATTTACAAGACACAGATGCATGTTTGAAATCTATCGAGCATGGTCACCCCCCTTACTATTTTGGCAAAGATATTTTCTTTTATCACGATGAATCGTTCAACATGAACAACAACGGTGCAGAGAAGAAGCAAGACAATCAATTTATCAGCGATCACATTTTGTTCGGTAAAATCTGGAACGAAAAAATAATAGCACTTATTTATGGTGCGATGGAGTAGCATATGAAAGACAATAAGAGAGTTTTAATCACAGGCGGAGCAGGGTTCATCGGACACCAGGTTATTCACCGCTTCCTACAGGACACAAATCATGACATCGTCGTTTTGGATAGACTGGATACTTCTGGGAACCTTAACCGGATTCACGAGGTTATAGAACTAGATCCGTCCTGGAAGTCAAGGGTCCAGATTGTCTGGCATGACCTCAAAGCACCTGTGAATGAAGTTCTCTGCCGGCAGATTGGGACAGTTAATTATATAATCCACCTCGCAGCAGGTTCCCATGTGGACCGCTCCATCGAGTATCCTATGGAATTTGTCATGGACAATGTTGTTGGAACAACCAATCTTTTAGATTTTGCAAGAACCCACTGCAGTGACGACTTAGATTTATTCTTGTATTTCTCCACTGATGAGGTATTCGGACCAGCACCAAACGACGTGCGATATAAGGAGTGGGACAGATATAATAGTGGTAATCCTTACTCTGCATCCAAAGCAGGAGCAGAGGAGATGTGTATTGCATATTGCAACACATACAAAATGCCAATCATCGTAACCCACACCATGAATGTTTTTGGAATAAGACAACACCCAGAAAAGTTCATCCCGCTTCTTGTACAAAAGATCCGCGATGGTGAGGAGGTTACAATTCATTCAAATGCGACAAAGACTAAAGCAGGTTCAAGATTCTACATCAACACTGACGATGTTGCTGATGCTGTTTTGTTTCTCATGGACAATCACAAGATTGGTGACAAATATAACATTGTCGGAGAAAGAGAGATGGACAACTTGGAACTCGCGCAAACCGTTGCAAAGATAATGGGAAAAGAATTAAAATATAACATGGTTGACTTTCACTCCTCTCGACCTGGGCACGACCTTCGTTATGCACTGTGCGGAGAGAAAATGAAGGAAGCAGGGTGGGAACCATCAGTCTCTGTTACGGAGAGACTTAAAGAAGTTGTGGAATGGTCACTTGAAAACACTCGCTGGTTGAGAAAATGATCCTTTCAGTGTCTTATAACTTTTTTAACGGCGAAGAACACCTCGTACCTTCTTTGAGATCTGTAAGAAATTCTGTTGAACACATCAGCATTGTCTTTCAAGAGATTTCAAACAAGGGAGAGGTTGCAACAACCGCCGCAAAAGAAGCATTACACCGAGCGATTGAAGAGAATCTTGTGGACCATGTTGTTGTTTATCAACCGGACCTACATCTTCCTCGTTCTGTAAACGAGTTAAAAAAGAGAGTCACCGGATTACAAATTGCACGAGAACAGTCGGCAACACACTTTTTTACAATCGACGCTGATGAGTTTTACAGAGAAGAAGAGTTTAGTGCAGCAAGAAAGAAGATAGAGGAAGAGGGCTACAACAGTACATCTGTCGGCTCCTTTTTGCATATTAAAAGACCGGTGTATCGAGGTGATGATGTCACAAATTGTGCCTTCATAACAAAAATTGAAAAAGACACAAGACTAGGAGCTCCGACATATCCCCCTCCAATGGTAGATCCAACCAGGAAAATAAGTGTTCCAGAAACTAAGCACTATCATTTTAAAAAAGAAGAGATTGCAATGTATCACATGAACATGGTTCGGAAAGACATAAGAGAAAAGTTAAACAATTCATCAACCACGGACAAGGCATTCTTGAGTCAGGTTCACGAAGCATTTACAAACTGGGAAGATAAGAGTGTTTTTAATTTTCCCCGCAAAGGCCCAATCGCAATTGAGCACGTCGAAAACGAATTCAACACATACGATCCGGGAGAAGATGTATGAAAATATTAATAGGACAAAACCACCTAGATACTCTCGGAGGTTCTGAAACTTATACTTATGCTCTAGTAGAGGAGTTTCATCGCCGAGGACACGAAGTTGGAGTTATGTGTGCTAGGAATCGCAAAGGGATGGTTTCCGACCTTATAGAATCCAATCTCGGCATTAGAACGAATATTATTAGCAAAAAATATGATGCCTGCTTTATAAGTCACAATTCCATGATACTGCAATTGCATTCGCTGGGGATTGACCACGGCATCGTCTATCAAATCTGCCATGGCACAACACCTTCTCTTGAACAACCATCAAGTGTCAAGGGTGTTAAATTTATATCCATTTCAAAAGAAGTTCAGGAACATCTAAAGAGGTCAAAACACGAATCAGAACTTATTGTCAACGGCATCAACCTGGACAGGTTCAAACCAACAAAAATAAATAAAGAGCTCAAAAACATATTATCATTATCCCAGTCTGACAGATTAAATAAGTTTTTACAAAAGATGTGCGATAGGTATGACTATGACTTTAAGCATCATAACAAGTTTCTCAACCCCATCTTTAACATAGAAGATGAAATAGTTGATGCTGATTTGGTCGTAACCCTCGGTCGTGGTGCATATGAAGCTATGGCATGCGGAAAGAACGTCTTGATTGCAGACTGGCGCGCCTATCAACCGGCCCTTATGGATGGTTTGATTACAGAGGACAACACGGCAAGGTTTCTTAGCAACAATTGCTCAGGAAGAACAGAGAAGAAAACCATTGATGAATCTTCGATTGTTAAGGAACTTTTAAAATACAGTGCCGCACAGGGCGAAGCAAATCGAAACTTTGCAGAAAAAAACTTAAATATTAAAGAAAAAGTTGATAGAATGATACAACTCATAGAAGGAGAATAAAATGAAATTAACTGATCAAGCACTTGGATCCATCATGATGGTCCTACAAAAATGTTTAATGGAACAAGCAGACATTGTTCCATTATTGAAAGAACTGGAATTCGTAGATACCAAAGAGGGTCTTTCTGTTACGAACCCACCAACTCTCCATATTGACGAGGAGAAGTTAGACAAAGGTGTGTTGGGAACCAATGCCTAAATACGTTTATAGATGCAAAAGTTGTGAACTCGTTACCGAAATCGTACATTCCATGCAAGAAAGACTTAAAGACTGCTCAGAATGTGATACAATAGACTCATTGGTACGAGTTCCTTCTTTTTCTTTTACTCTCGGCAAGAATGTCGAAAGCACTTCCTCATCAGGGGAAAGAGTAAAAGACTTTATAGAAGATTCTCGTGCAGAATTAAACAGAGAATTAAAGTCTTTGAAGAAGAAAGAATACAATGGTTGAATTAATATTAATATTGTCTGCAGTTATTAACATGTTTCTAATGTGGTACGGTTATAGATTACTTAGAAAATATTATTATGCATCCGAAAACACAACCGAGATGCTCGATGCCATTGAACAATATAAGAAGCATTTAAGAAGTGTTTATGAACTGGAGACATTCTATGGGGATGAGACACTTCAGTCATTGCTGGATCATTCTGAACAGCTGGTAGCATATCTTGTTGACTGCGAGAATTCTTTTTCACTGACAGAAAGGGAATTCGAACATTATGTCGAAGAAACAGATGCAGGATACGACTACAGTCAAGAAGAAAAAGAAGCGCCGCCGCAGAGTTAGTCGAGGAGGTGGCAAGAAATACTTTACAAAAGTGCATGAAGATGCGATTGTACAGTATGCTCTTTCTGATTCTCGTGAAGAAAAAACAAAACTCTATGTAGAGATCATCCATCCTGCATTGGATGAGTTGGTTGATAAGACCGTTTACACTTACAAGTTTACAAACCTCCCGAATATTGACGATTTAAAAGCAGAGTGCAAGGTGTGGTTAACCACGATCTTGGATAAGTTCGATCCCTCTAAGGGTTCCAAGGCATTCTCCTATTATTCTGTCATCACCAAAAATTGGTTCATTCACAAGGTGAAGAGAACGGCACTTCAAAACAGAAGAGAAGTGTACTATGATCAAATGCCCAAAAACATGGAGCAGGATCATCTTTCCACAACAAATATGTATTTTGAGACCCGCGAAGGCAAGGAGTTTTGGAATTCTTTGTGGAAAGAGATAAAACAATGGGAGTCTGTTGCAACTAAACCAAACGAGAAGAAGGTGATAGATGCAATTAAGATTCTCTTAGCAGACCCAGATGCTATTGAAATTTTCAACAAAAAAGCTATTTACTTTTATATAAGAGAAATTACGGGCCTCAACACGAAGCAAGTCGTAAGTACTCTCAACAAACTTAGAACAAGATATGCCACCTTTAAACAAAAGTGGAATGAGGGCGAGATTTAATGAAAAAAGATTTAGACGAACAGTTGACACAGGTTTTAGAAAATGTCGAGGAAGACAGGGATGTAACAAAGAGGTTGTTGAATGACCTCATAGATTATATCTCTGTGTCCAAGGAACGACATGTTGAAGCAGGTACAATTGCTGCAAAATATGTGGAGACACTGCAGCGTTCAAACGAGCAGGTCGTCAAAGTCGCAGGATTAATTCAGAGAGCAACAGCAAACAAAGGTCCAGAAGGGTTGAGCAACGAAGAGAAGGAAGACCTCTTTGAACTTATTCAAGGTGGCGAATAAATGCCAGAAAGAAAGTATAATACTTTATCTCAAATCTTCTATGCACTGAAGAAGGGTGATGGCACATCTGCCATCACAGACTCTCAGTCTTATTACGGGCAAAAAGAAGAGAAGGTCAGAAAGGCAGTTGTCGTCTGGCCTCCTGCCAATAAAGGCATCAAACCAACAAAGACCACCATCACAGATCCAGCTGGCGAGACAACAACCTTCCTTACATATCGGATATATTTCCTGGGAGGATTGGAATCGTCAGACATGAATATGACCTATTTTCCAATTCCCGGAACTCCCGAATTCGAGAAGTATATCAGTGAAAACGAAATATCTGCAGAACTCGCGCTGACATATTCAACAAAAGTTGGACTTCTGAATTCGAAGACCAGCGACGCATCAAAAGATGCTTTCGGCATGGTCGTCGATGCAAGAGAAGATCAGTCAGGTGTCCACGGCGAACACTTTATCATCACGCAGACAGAGCAGAAGTATCAGATTAGTTCAAACTATCTACCCACAGCACCAAAAATACCAGACTTCAGCGAACTAAGAATGAATTCTCTCTTCTACGACAAGTCGGGAAAGAGCAGACCAGTTCGTGCTTCCACAATGATTGGCGGTGCTCAAGATGAACTCAACGGTGGATCGGTAAGACTGGCATCAAAAAGGGTTAATTTTGATTGTCTGGACCAAACCCTCCAACAAAAGATTTTTCAATTAGCACAAAATACAAACAGAGATCTGGTTGTTACCAGTGCCTTTCGTACAGATCAGGATGTGGAGAGACTTAACCGGCATGGGGCAGGCACGAGTGCTAACTCTACACACAATTCCGGTTGGGGTGTTGACTTCTCTGTAAGGAACTTGAATGATGGTGATATCAATGCTATTAAAGAAGCAGCATTTGAATTAAATTTATCAATGCCGGCCCCCATCGATCACGGCACAGGTCCACACTTTCACTTCCAACTTAGATCAGGCGACAGAGGACCACTCCAGCAGGGATGCTCTAGGTCTGAATTGGACTCTTTTTACGAAGACGAAAGTCAGGGAGAGTCCTGATGAATACAACGAAAAAGAAGAACAACAAAGATTTAATGCCCACAGAAGAGTTCGAAGAAAACCTTTCTGAAATGGAGCAAGCTCCTCGACCTCACGTCGGGTATTATGAGAGAGTGTTTAGCAATGGTCACAATGCTAACATTATATTAAGAAAAGATTATAAGAACTCAACAGACACCGAAGCAGGTGCAATCGATTTGGTTGCCGGCATGATTGACAATGCCGATGCAGACGGAAACAAGGCGATGTCTCTTGTTCGCGATGCCACTACTTCGCGAAGAGAGGCAGAAGGAAAGGCATCACAACCCTTTGCCCTTGGAGACATGCACCGGGATTCTGCCAGGGTATACATTAGTCAGAAATCAGATATCGATTTCCTGTTGGGTCTTCGCTCTTCCGCCGGTGCACGCTCCGCCGTCGCAATTAAAGCAGATGCTGTTCGTGTTGTCTCCAGAGATACTACAGGCGGCATTAGACTCGTTGTCAAGAGCGAAGCAATAAACTCTCAAGGTGGACCAACAACAGGAGGTCCGGCAACGGGTGTGACTCTTGAGGCACAAGCATTCGCAGCAGACTCCTCTTTGGAGATTTCTGAAGACGAACAATTGCAACCGATGGTTAAGTCCAACGAACTTGCAAAGACGCTTGCAGACATAATTGATGTCGTGATAAGTCTCAAGGATGTCGTACACACCCTGACTCAACACCAGAAGGCATTCAATCGCACTGTTGCCAACGAGGTCAATTTGACGTATTTTTATGGAACAGATGTGGTTAAAGACCCGAACACTAAAATACAATGCGGAATGACAGCATTGAACCTGTTTGACGAGGTGGAGTTTGACTGCTCTGCCATAGAAGCAAAATTCTCAAAATTGATTAATCAATTGGGCGTTCAATTGGATACTTTAGACAATCCAGAGACAGGCCTTAAAGATAAAGCAGTCTTTGACGACCCTGTATTTGCCAGTAAGTTTCACAAACTTAACTAAAGAGTAATTATTAACATGGCAGATGAAAAAAATCAAACAATAACACTGGACCCAATTTCTCCAAAAGATTTGAACTTCGACAAAAAAGTTCAGGAACTTATGTCTTATCACCAGCAAACCCTGGAGTTTGAAAAGAAAGCAGCAAAAGACAAGATTCATGATAAGGGGATCAATTTTGATTCTCACATGCAGAAACTGCTACAAGCAAGACAGGACCTTGAGCGTGCCCTGGAATTGAGTGGTCATGGTTTTGACCTCACCAAAGAAGAACATAAGATTTCTGGAGAACACCGGGAAACAGAAGAATTCTCTCAAACGAGAGCACAAGTTGTTACGACTACAAAAAAAGAATATGAAACTTATATAGAGATTTACGTAACGCTGGATATTACTCAAACACACAGACTGGATCATGTCCGCCTAGACTTTATAGACAAACAGTCGACAGTAGCGGTTTCTAGTATATTTCTTAATGCTGAGGCATTCCGCAACACATCTGCTTGGAGAAACATAAATACTCTCAACTACATTGTTCAACATAAGTTGCTCAAGTCAATTTCCAACGATATCGAGACGGTAAAAAAGATGAAGGGGTGCGGAACAACACTTGCAGGGGTTAATATAACTGATCCTGCTGCCAGCGACTATGTTGCTTTTTCTAACATCTTCCACAATGACCCCATTTCCCGCCAAGAGAAAACAAAAGAAGAAATCATAAAAGAAAACAAGCAAAAGGGAATTAGCGACGAGGTTTCGACAACAAACCAGAACATTAAGGGTTCATTGGACGTCCTAAAGAAAGACGGCGCAAAAGTAATAAACTCCATACGCTCAACCGGAGGAGGAATTGAATACACAGTCCAGCAAGGAGACGAGATATACCAGAATCCCTCGGCCATAGAGAAAGAGACCGGTTTAAAATACAGACTTTCTGGTCCAATTGCAGGTTCTCACCCCAAACTCAAAGGCGAAGATATTCTATCTTTACTAAAGAAGTTGAATCTTGACGGCGAACTAATGGTTATGAATTCGGAACTGGTAGGAAGAGGCAACGGTTTCGCTAACCTCGTTGGAAAAAAGATAAGAATCCCCGCTGCCCCCACTGTAAGTTTCGAAACTGATCTCTGGCCAGATGACCTAACCGCTGAAGAAACTTTACTAATTTTTAAGAGATACATTATAGACCCCCTCTTTAGACAGTTGTGTCCCGAGACCCTCGTAGATAGAATCCTTGAGTGCCTCCTTCCTTCTGATTGTAGAGAGATCATCAAATACATCGGTCTTGAGAAAGTAAGAGACTTGTTGGAACCCCTCATTTTGTTGGAAGCAGGTTCTTCCGCATTTGAGGCACTGGGTTTAAATGTAGGACTCAGAGAAGCATTTGAAGAATGGGACAGAGTATCGTCTCAAAGGTTTAATTTAAAAGCATCACGTTTCACAGGCGGTTCCGTCGCAGGTCAATTGGACGGCAGCAAGATATACGTCCCTGGCGCAGATGACTTCTCCTTCTCGATGCATCTTAGCGTCGCAAGCGGTCCAACCTCTTTATACGAAGAGCGACAACAAAACGAAGGCAAGACAAAATACCTCGTGCACATGCAAGACACCTTTGCGATAATTAAAACAAATAAAGAAAACCTTAGATTCAGACTTATCTCTGCAGAGGGAAAGGTCATAGAATACTCAACTGCAAGCATAAAAGATGAAATTGAACTGTTTGATGGCAACTTCCATCAGATTGGTTTTTCATACCTTGCGAACGCAGGCATGGCATTCTTTTACATTGATGGAAGAAAGTTTGAACTAGAAAGAGAAGAAGGTGAGTTCTTCCAAGGTCGCCTGGGAACAAAAGAAACTTGCGATTTCACAATTGCCAGCAAAGATTTTACAAAGACATCTCAAAACATCTTCGGAATGATTGACGAGGTTGCCATTTGGAACCGTGGCCTTTCTGATGACGAGTGGACGATGGTGAACGACCTCGGTTCCGCTTACGATAAAAACTACAATTCCATTTCTGGAGGCATGACCGCTTGGTGGAGAATGGGCGACAATTTTGAAGACGTTCTAAAACCAAGCATAGAAGATAGCAAATTAACAGACTCAATCTCATCACAGGAATTACTACCCTTGCGAGGCAAGACTGTCAATTCCTTATCTAGCGAACACTACGAAGTTAGAAATGTTCGTAGGATTTCACCAAAAGATGAGGACATGTTTATTGATATACTGCAAAGTCATGTTGACTTGCAGCGTATTTGCCAATTTGTATTTGACCTTTTCACCGGTGCAATAGCGACCAACATAGATTACAGAAATATTGCAAACAACATTTTGCCAAGATTTCCAACGTTCTCTCCGAAACCCCATCAACAAATGAAGATGGCAATAGAAAAAGCAGTTATCGAAGGTGCCATTGTCTTCGTTGCTCGCTGGGCATACGGTATTTTAAACAGAATTCTTCTGAGCTGCGAATCCTGGAGACCACTGGCACAGGCACTAACAAAGGGAACTTTTAATTTAGACTTCTTTGATCCTGCGCTTGCTGCAGAAGTGAAAAACTCCCCGCTAGGAAACCTGTTTAACGAGCAAGGATTCGATCAATTTGTCAATGAGCAGGTTCTATCGGGTCTTGGACCGGGATTACAAGATCTTCTGAGATCCCCCATTAAGATGACATCAAATACAACTCTCGACGAAGATGGAAAACCAAAGCAACACGAAGCGTCTCTTGGTATAGGTAATCTTTCTGTCAACGGAAACTTGCCAGAACTTGGAGTTGAGACATATGAAGACGGCATGCTGGCAGGGTGGGATGAGTTTGGTCCAGTCGCCGGTTCTGATGCTGCAATTGTTGACTATGGTGCACCTGACAACATAAGATTAGACATTCTCCGAAACACTACATCCCAGCTGTCGATAGAGCAGTTTCTAGAAGCACTCTCAAACCAGATGACGCAAACGACATACAACAACATTGATTCTTATATTTATAACAATTATCAAGATTATCATGAAAATTTCACGGAAGAAGAAATCAGGAACTTTTATTCCACAATGGGAACAGAATTGGGGTTAGACAATGCGATCCCAGCACTGCAGGGTCTTGCAGACGAGATTATGAATTCGGCAAAGAGTCCGGACAACCCATGCCCACCAGGGCAGTCATTTAGGGATATATTAGGTCTTCCAATAAGCGACTTGGATAAACAAAGAGCAAAAGACTTCTTAGATGATCAGCAAAGACAAATGGAAGATGCGAATAATAAGAGGGGTTGTACATACAAGCACACACTATCTGACATTCAGAGAAGATCTTTGACCGATACAATTAACGATGTTTATTCTTCCGTCGTCAGTTCTTATGATAGAGACTTGCTTCTTTTCAGAATGGGTTCCATATCCTACAATCAAAAAGAAAAGAAAATCAAAAAGATCTTTAAGAAGGGTGACACTGAAACGGTAACAATCTTTGATCCCGAAACACAGAAGATGAAAACCCAAAAGGTTCTCATAGAAAAGACACAAATCAACCCACAGTTCGAGGGACTTGTTGAGCAAGGTTATATCCCATTAAAAGAAGACGGCAGCGAAGACGGCACCCCCTTTGGCGGTGCAATGAAGAAAGATTGGTCTATTGGTGCTTTGTTTTCTGGCGAGTGGGGTAAAGAAAAAGGTCCGTATTCCTTCGCACCAACTGTAAACGGAGACGAGGTTAAAGAATCTAAATTAAAAAGTCAAGACATTGCTTCAGCTCTAGGTCCCTACACGGATTATGATTTAAAAACAAGGGACAGCAAGTACGCAAAGGTGTTTGTTCCAGAGGTTGGCACTGACACTGACGGTACCAAGGCATTCTCAAAAGACAATGTTGGTTTTGTTGGAAAAGGAACAAAAAGTGTAGAAGGCACAGGTTATCTTTCTCAGGCAGACAAGAACAACCGAGGTTCAAAGTCCGCAACCAGGGGGATCGAGGATATAAAATCTAAATCAAAATCCTCTATATTTGAGAACCCTGGCCCCCGTGCTTCCAATAATAAGAAGATTAGGGTTGGAAAAGAAATTCTATCAACGATAAAGCACATTAGTCCAATACAGCGAGACTTGTCCGGAGACATGACAATCTCATTTAACAAGGCAGCAGTTACAACGGGCAACGAGAGAAAAGAGAGAGATCCTTACAGTTTCGATGCATCCAAAAGTTTTGACATGAAACCAACTCTTAAAAACAAACTTTTATCAGACGGTTATCAAGAAGACGAACCAAATTGTGATGACTCGGTTGTATCTGACGACGACGGTACAACGGGAGCAGAAAGTGCTACAAATCGATACACACCACAAGAAAATGTTTTTGGATTTATTGCGAACAAGAAAAACTCTAACTTGGGAGAATACAACACGAAAGTGGCAAAGTCTGATGAGATTTACAAGGAAGTCGTCAACGCTGTTATGTTGAAGATTTCAGATTCTCCTCTCTTGAAGAAAATTCCAAACACAGACACTCCCGATGGATTCGGGCCACTATACGGCATAAACTTTCTTAATCTCAATCCACGCCCTCGACTTATCGACATGTTTTCTTTTGCCGACCAAGTGGCCAAGGATTATGAAGTTTTAATTTCTTGTCCAGAAGGTTTGGATTCTCCACCTCTTAGACAGGCACTGAAGACCTCGGCACCAAGAATTCTTGCTCGCGTTTGTTTGGTTGATTTCATGTTGAAGGGCATCGTGCCGTTCTCGGCACTGTTCTTCGACAAGAAAGACCAGGTTATTAAAAAGTTTATTATGAAATCACTGGAAAAGGATATTGATTTCTTCGCTGAAGACCCCTCTCTGATAAGACAGAGGATCATTGAAAGATACAACGAACAAGTATCCAAGGGTGTTGTCGACGGTGAAGAGGTGGATGTTTCAGAAGGTTCGAACTGGGAATCCTCTGGTTGGAAAATCGCAATGGAATATTTTATAGAAGATGAATTTGACTTTATTGCCAACAAAATACACAATGTTGTATCTGGTGGTTGTATTCCAAATAGCGAGGAAGCAAGACAAGAGGGAATGCGACAAATTGTTGTTGAATATGCCGAAAAGAAGAGGGGCAAATTAAGAATCGAAAAGAAAATTAAACTTATCAATCAAGAAGAGAAAAACCTTCAGGACAAATTTGATTTCATGAGAGACTACAGAGATGTGGAATATGTGGCAACAGAATTTTCTTATGAGGGGTTGCTACTGGAGAAAATTCAGGTTTCAATGGAGGACATCCTTGCAGAATTGGGTATCGATCCAGATACTTTCACTAATACAGATTGTAGGACTGGAGAAACTTTTAGAGATGTGGGATTTACCATCGAGCACGATGGTCACTTTCATTCATATGAGATTGATGCATCCGGCAATGGTGTAACGACATCGACAGAGGGCAATTCTGAACCTCACGAGCATGCGATTTTTGAATATGCCGTTCTTCCTTATTTTGTGGCAGAGAACCAGACTGAGGCAGTTCCACATCATTCTCATGCATTGCAAGCAGTTGAACCATCTGCAACAACAAACAATGCTCTCAACAAGCGCATCTTTGAGTACCTTAAGTTAAAACTTATCAATACGGCAGACTTCAAGATCCTTTTTGATTACTGTTTTAATATTTCCGATGCCGCAAGTCTGGCATTGGTTTATGGACTATTGTCAGCATCTAATGAAATTGTAGATCAGTCATTCCGTGCAACAAAACGAGAAGTAATGAAAATGTTTGATATCTTGTGGATGTCCGGCACACAGGCAGATCCCTGTGCAACTGCAATCGCGCAAACAGACGAAAACCAACTGGGAAGGTTACTTCCAGATTTTGGCCAAACACAACTTTCTCCAGAATTGCTTTTGGGACTTTTACTTGCACCGCTGCTAACATATCGCGGATGGGTAAAAGTCACAGACCCGAACATCTTTATTGCAACCACGATCACTGACGCACTTAGTTTACCACTTATGCCAAAGAACAAGAAGATGTGGATCCCCTCACTGAATCCTATCGACAATCCAGACTTTGGAAAACTCAAGTGCGAAAACATTCCAGTTTGGCCAGGAAACAAACCCTTAGACACGTTATTCGCTGGTTCTACAAACAATTACAACCCATTTGGCGAACCTTATGACACCCCACCGGTGTACATCCCCGCCTTTGGCATCGAGTTAGGTATTAGTGGTCTCGTCGCCTTGGCAGGTTTGCCACCGACTCCTTTTGGTTTCATTTATTATGGCGTAGCTCCGTTAATTTGGATGTTGAAGGATTTGCCTAGACTTTTGAAAGAAATGGAAAAGAACCAAGAATCTCAACAGATAATCGCGTCAACTGGTCTTAACATCGCCGGTATTCTGGATTGTAAAGACGAGAAGGTCGAAGAGTCAGATACATACAATCAGGATCAAGAAGATGATGAAGAACAACAAGACGAAGAGGGTTGTCCTCCGCTCCCAAGAAGTTACGACGACACAGTTGTAGACTCAAGAAGAGCAAAAAAATGCTAGAGGTAAAAACATGGAAGATTTAAAAAACTACTTAACACCAGTGCTGCCGCTCAGAGAATCAGATGAGTTGGATTATGAGCACCTTTCGAACTACGAAGACTTGGTTAAACAAAACCTTAAAAACATAGTTCTCACCTCACCAGGAGAGCGTGTGATGGACCCATCTTTTGGCGTCGGCATCATGGGTTTCTTGTTTGAGCAGAATATTCCGTCACTTCGCGGGTCAATAGAGGGAAAGATAAGGGAACAAGTTTCGAAGTACATGCCCTTTGTCAATCTCACCGCAATAAATGTGAACACCAGCGAAGATGAGACAAGATTGTCCCTGTCAATAAACTATTCTGTTCCGGCATTATCCTCGACAGATATCATGATTTTACTATTTGAGGACGGTGCTCTGCTGAAAAGTTAGAGCAATCGACTATTTAAAGTATGTGCTCCAGGAGACCAACTAAATGCAAAAAAAGAAAATCCCAATAAACTATACCAGCAGAGATTTTTCGACAATCAAAAGAGACTTGTTGGATTACGCAAAAAGATATTATCCTGAAACCTTTCAAGACTTCAACGAAGCAGGTTTCGGTGCTTTAATGCTGGACACGGTTGCTTATGTTGGAGACGTCCTTTCTTTCTACCTGGACTACAATGTCAACGAAACTTTTCTTGACACAGCAACAGAACTAGACAATATTCTCAGCATAGGTAAGCAAACTGGTTTTAAATTAAGAGCCAACCCTTCTTCGAGAGGTGTGATTACATTCTTTGTTCTTATCCCGGCAAACACGACAGGCACAGCAATTGATTCTCGATATGTTCCAATTTTAAAGAAGGGAACATCACTAACTTCTAGATCCGGTGCAAACTTTATGCTAGAAGAGGATGTCAACTTTGTTGACGGCGATGCGGTAGTTGCACGTGTTGATGCTACAACTGGTCAACCCACCTTTTATGCTGTAAAGGCATATGGCGCAGTATCCTCCGGAGAACTGGTTAGCACATCCATCAACATCGGAGAATTCGAAAAGTTTAGAAGAGAATTGATTGACGATGCAAACATAACAGAGATCGTTTCCATTGAGGACACTGCTGGTCACGAATATTACGAGGTGGATTTCCTCACACAAAACACCATCATGAGGTCGATCTCAAATAGAGATCCCGACACGAGAACTACTGCACCTGAGATTTTAAAACCACTCGTTGTGCCAAGAAGGTTTGTTGCCGAGAGAACAGAAAGCGGAATGAACATTCAGTTTGGCGGTGCAAAAGAAGATTCAGATGTTTCAACTAGAGTTTTGGATCCTTCTAATGTTGCTCTTAAACTGCACGCAAGAGAATACATCTCAGACACACAAATGGATCCAACCAGACTTATCGAGTCTGACTCAATGGGCATCTCCCCATCAAACACAACACTGACCGTTACATATCGCCGCAACACAAAGAAAGATTCAAACGTTGCCGCAAGAACATTAACAACGGTTTCAGACCCTATTCTAGAATTCGTTGACGTTGCAAGTCTTAGCAATTCTGTAATTTCGTCAATCAGGACGAATACAGAATGCTTGAATGAAGAATCGATTACTGGATTCTCCACAGCATTCGATACTGAAGAAGTTCGAAAGCAGGTCATGAATTCTTTTGCTGCTCAACGCCGCGCAGTAACCTTGAAAGATTATGAAACAATGGTATACACGATGCCTCCTAAGTTTGGTTCGTTACGCCGCGCAAGAGCGATAAAGAACCCCAACCCACGCCGTGGTGGTGTGAACATTGCTGTAGTTTCTGAGGATTCGGCAGGAAGTCTTGTGCAATCCAACAGCGTACTGAAAGAAAACTTGAAAGTGTGGTTGGATAAGAGCAGAATGTTAACCGATGAGGTCGAGATTGTTGACGCAAGAGTTATCAACTTTGGTTTGAATTTCTCCATCGTTGGTGACACGAACATGGACAGCGAAGTTATCCTTCAAGACTGTATCCAAACCCTTGCAGAGAAGTTCATCACAAAACCAGAAATCGGGGAGCACTTCTATATTACAGACATTTATAAAGAATTAAAAGACGTGCCAGGAGTCATTGACGTTGTTGATGTGAACGTCTACACCAAAACCGGCATCAACTATGCAAGCATTGCTTTTGAGATCGAAGATAACCTGTCTGACGACGGAAGATCAATCATTATTCCTCGCAATGCTATTTACGAAATCAAATTCCCAAGCATCGACATCAAAGGAGCAGTTAGATAATGACTATTAAAAGGTACACTGCAACTCTAGACAACACAATCACGAATGCGTTCAAGGACAACTTGACGACCCGAGGCACAGATGCAAACATGGGTGCTTCCGATATTCTAGAAGTCTTCAGCATTTACGGACAGGTGCTATCACAAAAGGCATCGACCACTTTGTATATCTCACCTTCCCATTCCATCCCCGATGATGACTCTCAACAGATCGTCCTTACGGGAGACTCGACCTATACATTTGTTGCGTCCAATACGGATGCACCTAACAAGTTCAATGTGTCTGGGACCACTTCTGCTGGTGTTCTAATCGCTCTAACCAACATTATTAATACAAGTGCTTCTGTAGACTTTACTGCCACTATCGACGGCGGCAACCTTAAGATTAGAGCAACAAATGCCGGTACAGAAGGAAATAGTTTTACCATCAGTTCTTCCCTCGATAGCATCACTCCCAACACAGAAACAAATCTTGTCGGCGGAACTGATGCTTCCGAAGCAGCAAGAACACTCATACAGTTCGACACTGATGCAATCCAAGCAGATCGAACCGCAGACGAAATACCCGCAGCGGGAAGTGTCAGTTTTTATCTCCGTGTGCACAATGCACCACACGGTCAGACACTACCAAAAGATTACAATTTGACAGTACTTGCCCTTTCTCGTTCCTGGGAAGAGGGTTATGGACTCGATATGGAAAGTTACAGAGACGAGGATGCCTCCAGCTGGGTTAATGCTTCGACAAATGTGACTTGGAGCACAGAAGGAGGTGATTTTCACAGTGCTCCTGAATATACACAAGCGATATCTGACGGAACAGAGGATATTGAACTTGATATTACAGAACTCGTCGAGCAATGGTTGACAGGTAGTAAAGATAACCATGGTGTTGCAGTTAAATTATCAGCATCTCACGAATCAGATGTTCGTTCTTTTTACACAAAGAGATTTTTTGCTCGCGGTTCTGAATTCCATTATTTGAAACCAAAAATTGAAGCACGCTGGCAAACAGGCATTCAGGACGATAGAAGTAATTTTTATGCTTCTTCTTCTCTTGTTCCCGCAGCAGACAATTTGAACACTCTTTACATCTACAACAGAGTGCGCGGAGAACTAAAAGATATCCCAACAGATGCAACAAACCTAACAATGAGTTTGTATTACGGAGAGTCTTCAGGTCCAGTTGGCACCGTTCTTGAGACTGCAACAGTCTCCAAAGTTGCAACAGGTATCTACTCATCTACGGTTGCCATCAACACAACCTCGTCATACCTTTATGATGTGTGGCACAGTGACTCGACACAGTATGTTACAGGTTCTCGTATCTCTGTTCGCTCTTTTGCGGCAGAATCATCTGCAAACACAGGCGAGCATGTTTCAAACATCGTGAACTTAAAAGAAAAGTATTCTCAGAGAGAGTCTGCTCGTATGCGCATGTTCATTCGTGACAAAGATTGGAACCCAACCATCTACACGGTTGCAACCACGAACATTGAAACGAAGATCATCAACGAGGCATATTATAAAGTTCACAGAATTGCAGACGGTTTTGATGTGATCCCTTACGGCACAGGCAGTGTCGAATTTACCAAGATGTCCTACGACAAGGACGGAAACTACTTTGATTTGGACATGTCCCTGTTTGAGAAAGACTATTCTTACGGCATCAAGGTGGCATACAAGAATTCGGGAAGACTCGAAGAACAACCAGAATTGTTTAAGTTTAGGGTGGAATAATGAGCATCAGCGATCTTTTTGGAAAGAAGAGTTCTAAACCAATCTCGTCAAAGAATCGGCAGGAACTCGAATCAGAATTCGAATCATACAAAGTTGTCAAGGCAGTTGACGAACTCGAAGGCACCATCGAACCCAAGGTGGACTACACAGATCCATCGAAGTTCGTGACCTACGGATCTGCCTATGAATACTACACACGAGCAATAGAGAACATTTACGAGAACTATCCTTACGATGGATCCAAGTTCGAGAAGACCCAATGGCACTTGACTGCAAGCGGTCTTGGCAATCACTTGTTCGAGAATGAATATCCGCGCACAAACGGGTACATTAATTTTTCCCACAATGGGTGGGGCGATGATGAAACTACAAGTATACCTAACAAACTTCCTGCTGATAAGGAATATATACTGATCCACGGCGGCCCAAACACCGATACCGCTGCATCCACTCTCGCCAATCTTTTCCCTGATTTTGGCGGGAAATCAAACATCCTCGACGAAGACAAGTCCAGAGAATCAAACCTGACCCACGGACAAGGTAACACCATTGAGTTCTGGTTGCAAAAAACAGAGTTCAGCACCGTTGGTTACCACGAGGTCATCTTCGACATGTGGAACTCTGGTTCTGTCTCCGGTTCCGCAGACTACGGCAGGTTTTCTGTCTACCTTCAGGACAGCACAGATCCTCTCACCGTCACCTATGTTTCAGGTACAACAGGTATCGAATCTCAAACATTTTCCTTGTCAAACTCAGCAATCCTCGACGGCAACTGGCATCATTATGCGATTTCTGTTGCCGAAGGCACAGCCTCCCTATATTTCGACGGCAAACTTAACGACACAATCACAGGAACAAACACCAGCGCGCTCGAAGGCACATTCAATGCGACCATCGGTTCCTACTATGCTGGCACCGCCGCTGATGGCACAGCACTGACCAATGTCATCGGTTGGAACAAACTCTCTGCATCCATCGACGAATTCCGCTTCTGGAAAACGGCACGAACCGCAGAGCAGATCGGTATCAACTATAACACTCAAGTTTTTGGCGGCACAAACACTGACGATGCAAACACCGACCTCGGTGTATATTACAAATTCAACGAAGGTATCATGAGCAATGGTCAAGATGCCACCATCCTCGATTACTCAGGCAGGATCTCAAATGGCACCTGGACAGGTTATTCCTCTGCAGCACGTCAGACAGATTCTGCAATGGTTTTGTCGGGAGAAGCAACATCTGAGTTCAAAGATCCTATCATATACTCCAGTCACACGGATGTTGTAAACCTGTTGACATCAAAAAGTACAACAGGCACAGAGTACGATCAACAAAATAACTCTTCTGTTTACAACTCAATCCCACTTTGGATGAGAGAAGAGGATTCATCTGCAGATTCTGCAGGCAACCTTTTTAAATTGACTCACATCATGTCCTCTTACATGGACATGCTGAACAATCAGATTTCAGAAGTAACAAACTTAAAGTCTACTCACTACCCCAGCGGTTCAGAAAAACCATACAACTTTGTGCAAAAGAATCTTCACAACATGGGTTTTGAAACAACAGACTTCTTTGTTCAGTCCTCTGTCTTGGAACGGTTCATGGACCGAAGTGACAAGGAAGACTATGAAAACAAACTCTCTGATACTAAGAACCTTATTTACCAGAACATTTACAATAATATTCCGTTCATCCTGAGTTCCAAGGGAACCGAGAAATCGTTTAGAAACCTCGCTAGGTGCTTTGGTATCGACGAAAAATTGATAAAACTGAATGTGTATGCGAGCGGTGACAATTATCAACTAAAAGATACATATACTGAGTCGGTAATCAAGAAAAAAATGATCTCCATGAACGGTGCAGATTTGCACCAGGGAACAATTTACACCCAGGCGGATATATCTGCCTCTGGCGACTTCGGTCAACTGCACGGAACAACACTGGAAGCAGATATTTATTTCCCAAAGCAGAAGAATGTTGACTCCCCTCACTATTTCGATGTTTCTTTTATGAGTTCCTCGCTTTTCGGCCTTTCTGCATCTAACGGCACCGACCTGCATGTATATTGTGTGAGAGAACAAAGAAACGGATCAAATGCTTATTTTCAATTGACATCCTCCGACCTGGCTATCAATTTAACATCCTCGGTTTACGGCGATGTATATGACAACGACCGTTGGGTCTTTGCAGTCAGGATCCAACCCGACGATGTGGACACGACAGGAAACTACACAGTTAGTTTTCAGGGTGTAAATGCAAACAACGGCAGAGTAGAAAACTCTTTTGAGGTTACAGACACCATGATCGATGCCGATGGAAATACTTTTCATGCCGCATCCAAAGGACTATATGCCGGAGCAAAAAGAACAGAACTCTCAGGTGCTGTCGTTAACCGCAGCGATGCAATCATCTCAAGTCTTCGCTATTGGGAGAAGGCTCTGACGAATGCAGAGATAGAGTCTCACGCTGTTGATGCAAATAATTACGGTCTTATAAACCCACACCAGAAACTTTTCAGTGAATCTTTTGACATGCCAGCAATCAACACACTGAAACTTCATTGGGATTTTGAACTTGTAACAGGCACTGACGGTGCAGGTGAGTTCACTGTGCTTGATGCCGCATCTGGTTCGATATCTGATTACGGAACTTTCAACACAAACCATCCCGGCACAGGGACGGGATTCCCCATGTCCAGCACAGAACCGATAAAAACAGAATTTATCAACACATTTAGCAGGACAAACCCAGAAGTTTCAAACGGTTCAGCGATGGTTAAAACCTTGACGAGAAGTCAGGAGATCTTGGAAACATTCTCAAATCCATCTAAGCATGTGTTCTCAGTTGAGAACAGTTATTACCAGATCATTTCAGATGAGATTCTTCGCTTCTTTTCAGCGACAAGAGATCTCGCATCGATGTTTGCAAATGGGTATGATAAGTATGCAGAGAAATACAACACACTCGAATTAATGAGAAACGAATTCTTCAGCAGAATGCAAAACGACACAGATGCGGAGAAATATTTCGAATACTTTAAGTGGATTGATGACAATGTTGTGATGATGCTTCGCCAAGTATTGCCAGCAACGGCAGATGTCATCAATGGCCCACTCAATGTTATCGAGAGTCACATCCTTGAAAGAAGCAAATATGAGCATAGGTTGCCCACCTACGGAACAACAAAATCTCTCACTGTTGAAGGCACCGCTACAACATCTGGTCAATCACTCAATGGATCCGGTATCTTCCGAGGCGACGCGAAATCCTTTAACGGGGATTTCTGGGATGAAAGAATCCTCTTGGAAATTCCTACAGAAATTGCAATAGGCAATGTTGCCATCGATGAGAACAGACGCCAGATTTTAAATATTGCGAATAATAGAAGCAAAAACAGTCAAACCTTCAAGGCAGACGAACTGACGAGCAGGACAGAAGAAAAACAAACTGCAGACACAATATCACAAGACTATCAAGTTGGCACTGACAATCTAACATCAACTCAGGTTGGTCCAATTGGAAAGACCAAAATAACCTTTAAAATAAGTTAATCACACTATTTATCGTATATCAGTGTGGAGGAATAAGCATGGCAACAAAGAATATCGTACCAAGAGCAACAGGTGAGGGTGAACTAGGAACCTCTTCCAAGAAGTGGAGTAAGGTCCAAGCAGTTACAGGATCCTTCGATCACATCCAGACAACGACAATGGCATCCGAGATTTATACATCCGGCTCGACCAAGTTCGGTGACACATCTGACGATACACATCAGTTCACTGGTTCTGTTCTTGTTGACGGCAACATATCCGCCTCTGCATTCTATGGCAAGTCAGTTTTCCACTCGACATCCGACATCGCCGCTCACCCCATTGTATTCACAAAAAACACCACAGACGCCGGCAGCGCATCTTTGAATTACGATACTGCATTGTTATTTTATCCAAATACTAATGAATTATATTTCAACGGCACAAACATTAAACTTAACACTTCCGCCGGAATTAAAGATTCCGCAGGAACAAAAAGACTAACCATGGCTGCCGCCGACGGTTCCACAAACTTTGTTGGGAATGTCTCTGCCTCCCTCAACATCTCCGCCTCTGCATTCTATGGCGACGGATCAAACCTCACTGGTATTGCCACAGGCACACCAACACTCGACGAAGTTACAACTGCTGGCAACACAACAGCAAACAACATTACAGTAGGACAAGTCTCAGCATCCTACCTTTCAGCCTCCTCTGATGCAAGAGTCGCAGGCAACTCTCACTTTGGTAGTGAACTGACCAATACACACATTTTCACAGGTTCCTTTCATCAAACAGGTTCTGGTGCAACTTCCACTTTTAAAGACAGAATTATTACTACTGGCTCAATGGCAGTTCATGGTCTGGCAGGAACATCAGAAGTTTTCCGAGCAGAAGGCACCGGCGATTTCCATGTTCAAACAGACGGAAACATCACATTCAATTCAGAAGGTAATGATATTGAGTTCCTCAATGGATCACCAAGAATCTACCTTAATCTTGATGTTGAAGGACAGGTGTCAGGTTCATCCTTTGTCGGCGACGGCTCTGGTCTAACTGGTGTCACAGTTGACTGGGACGGACAACACACAGGTGATGCAGGAATTACGGGATCTTTAGAAGTTTCGCAAGACATCACTGCTTCTAACTTTGTTGGAGCACTTGTCGGCAATGCAGAT